ACTCGCGTCAATATAATAAAGGAACGGCTTGTATGAACGAATTTTCAGCGAGAAGCGCTCACCACCGCCGTCACCCTGTGCGTCGGCATTGTAGTCGTAGGTAGAGCCGAACTGGTCCATCGTGTCCGACGTAAGAGCATACTCGCCAGCCACCACGCGCCACTTGTCATTGGAAAAACCGTCGTAGCCGTGGTCATAGTGCTGCAGGGTGGCATCCGCACCACCACCACGCATCACGACAATAGCCAGTCCCCAGTCGTAAGTCTGCAGGGGCGAGTTGCCGTCATCCGTACCCGTCGGGTCATAGCTCTCTACCAACTGCATCACCTCAGAGATATAGACGTCAACACTGTCGGCCACAAGGGCATGGTTGATTTTCTGAGTCACAAACTCGTGTTCCATGTCCTCGTCAACATAAGCCGCGAGAATGGATTTCGTGCTGCCATTCTTGATTTCAGCGTAGGCATTGACATCGTTGAACGACATCGGTTGGAAGTCGCTGACAAGCTCCTTGACGAAATCCTCATTCTGTCGCGAGCAGTCACCCACCTCGATGCCCTTGAACTGACCAACCTCGAACAAACGGTGGTAGGCAATGTCACCAGAATCAACCTCCTTGCTTATCTTATAGCGGTAGGCGTTTGCCGTGGTCTTGTCAATATAGCAGGTGACGTTCTCCACATGTTTGTCATTGAGAATCGTCCTGTAATCATCACAGACGCGAGTACGGTCCTGACGATAGTCCACATAGTCAAAATCAGTGTCATAATCGCGCTTGGCACGGCGGATGTTCTCCATCTGCTCCTTGCCGTCGCTCTCGGCAGAGTACTTCATGCGGACGCCCGTAATCTTCTCGCTCAGCTTGTTTACCTTCAGTACCTCGCACGGAAGTTCTATCGGCGCGAGAGCATTGCCGTTAGCATCCTTCTGACGGAACACGTCGCGCAGCAGGTAGGCCGTCACCTTGTTCTGCTGGTAGTCATATTTGAAGCGAATGCCGAATGAGTTCTCCAAGCTGCTGATGATGGTCGAAACCGACTCGTTGGGGAAGTTCTCGTTGGTGGCGTACATGGTGCGGACATAGCCTGCTGCATTTCCCGAAACCAACTCACCATAACCTTTAACAGCATCGAGCTTTGCCGTTCTCATAATAACGCCCTCCGGGAAGACAATATAGCGCTCGCCAACTGTTTTTAGGCCAGCGGCGATGATGCCCTCCGTTACACAAGGGTCTGTCGGCAGCAGCTCCACTTCGTCAAGATTCTTCACCTCTATCTTGGAAAACTCCAGTCGGCCACCACAGCCACGCTCGTCGAGCCATTCGTTGATTTGGTCCATCGAAGACAAAAGGGTGTCACCTGACGATGCCTCTGTGATATATTTGCATTTGGTCGTGAAGAACGCCAGACGTCGTAAATCTTCGATGCCCGCAATAGCCGAGTTGTCAAACTGCACGCCGAGGTGTGCAAAGAGACAGTCAAGGAAATAGAGCACGTAGAAACAGATGCCCGACTGCGGGCGACGGGCATCAAGCACCCAGTAAGGGCCGTAGTCCTCGTTGTGACCATAGAACTCGTCCACCTTCTCAATGTCACTGGTGGTCTCGCCGATAGTACCCTTGTACTTGATTTTGTCGCCGTCCATGACATCATCCACTTTCTTTGTGCGGTCAACGCCATAGTGGGTGTAGCAGACTCTGGCATTGCAATAGCGCCACGCACCGTTGGCGGGCTTGCCATTGACAGATGTATAAGGCTCGCTGACGTTGATATAGTCCTCGACGACCGACGGCATCTTGACAATGATACCCTCCTCCTTATACTCTTTCAAGCCACCCGTCAAAGCCGTCATCTTGTCGCCGTCATTCCATTTGCGACCCTGTGCAGGAACGGCTTTTCCAGGATAGGAGAACCCGAGTGCCTGCGGATTGAAAGTGCCGCTGAAATCCTTTGTTCCGCGCTCCACGTAGAAATTGTCCATACCAGAAAGACAGACTTGAAGCCGAGACGAATAGCTGCCAGTAACCGTTACGTCGCACACCTTCTCGCCGATGGGGATGAGTTCGTTGTTATATAAAGGTACGTCCTGACACTTCAGGTCGCCGATCAGGTCCTTGAACGACTGACGGGCTTCGTCGATGTTGAACGAGAAGGCGCCGTCGAGTTCGTCGTCCTCCTGAATGGCGATGGTGCCGCTGCGGAAGGGGATGCCGCTGACCGACCATTTGGCTGGGGTGTGCTCTAAATCCACAGGGCGCTGGTGCGACTGCGGATCATCGACGTTGCTGAAGATATGGCGGTTGCCCTCCATCGGCGCCTGAACGGGGTCGCTGTGCATCTCAACGTCGTGGAACAGCGGGTTCTCCTCCGTCACGTCGAGCGAGAAGTCCGGCGGCAGCGCCATCGACTGCCCGTTCACCTGAATATCTATCTCACTGTGCATAGTTTCGTTTGCTTGTTTGTTTCTACCGACAAAATTAGCGCAGGCAAAATCCATTTTGGGACTAACCGCCGTACTTCTTATAGAACTTGTCGGCCTGCTGGAACTTCTTGTAAGCCCCATTGTCGCCGTACATGTTCAGGTTGGCGGGGATTCCCTGCTGCTGGATGACGGTCATCACCTGTGCGAAGGCGGCCATCGCGGCTGGCATCTGACGGAGTGCCTCGGCGGTGGCAGCGTCGATGGTCTGACTGCCATCGTTGGCAGCGGATTCCGTAGAAGCGTCGGTCGGACGGATGGCACTGGCGAGGTCGGAGATATTACCTTCATCAAAGGTTCTGACTTTCCGCGTCGTAATGCCGCGATCAATCATGGCGAGGTCTCTGAGCAAATCAGGGCGGTTCATCTGAATGGCGCGGGTGGTCTTTCGGCCTATCACAATCTCGGGGCCGCGTTCACCCACCAGCGCCTGCTGACCGTTCACCCGCGTCGCAATCGGCTCCGTCACCATCGACACGCCCTCCGGCAACGACCGCTGCTCGCGAGCCCGATACACCCGTCCGTCATCGCCCACCACCGTCTGCACATTTCCTTCATCATACGTCAGCATTCCGCTCGCCAGCTTAATCTTCGGCTTGGCGGCGGTGTTTGATGTTTCGGCGCTCTTTCCTGCTGTGCTAAGGGCAGACGTAAGAAGTCCTGTCAGCAGGGCTGCGATGACGGCAATAAGAGGAATACCCCACCAACCTAACTGACCAATGGTCTTGGCAGCACCCTCGGAGATACCCATTGCGGTGAGTATCGTGGCCAGCGAGGCTTCCTTGCTGATGGTGGTGGCATCGTTGACTGATTTCTGCGTCTGCAGGGCGGTGTCGATTCCCTGTTGTGCTTGCAGGCGCATTACGCCGAAGGCTGTCTGCACGGCGAGCATTTCAGTCTGGTGTTCGGTTTCCATAGCGAGCATCTGCTTATAGAAGAGTGCCTGCTGCAGTTTCTTCGTCAGGTTTTCTGCGGTCATCTTGATAGTCATCGTGGCGAATCCGAGTATCATCTTTTTGACGATGGCATTCCACGTCTGCTGAGAACTCTCCATATTGAACATCATGTCGCCCCACTTTTCTCCGACCTCCTCGGCGAAGGTGGTGGCTGGCTTTTGCAGTTCCTGAATCTTCGACGCACGTTCTGCCACCTCGCTCGACACCTTCTGTGCCATTGCCAGATAGGCTTCGAGAGCGGCCTGACCTGCCTCGCGCAGTTCCTGCTCGGTATGCTGATGGTCTTGTACGAATTGGAAGTATTCGGCAGCGGCCTTCAACTTCTCCTGATAGAGTTTCACTTCTGGATCCTCAGCAATGACATCGGCCATGCCATACTGCTGGGCGAAGGTTTGTCCTGCGCCAAACACATCTTGCATCTTCTGCTGGTTTTCGAGAGTCGAGAAGGTCTTATTGTATTCATCCTCGCGACCCGACTCAGCCCACATCTGCTGATTCTGCTTCTTGTATAGTTCGTAGTTGCGCTTACGGGCATCGTAGTAGGCGGTGTCGTAATCGAGCAGCGAACGATAGAATGCCTGCATCTGCTGTTTGAAGGCTTCTGGCTGTGCCATCCACTCGTCGAGTTTGGGAAACATCGAGGCAAACGATTCACGGATCTTATTGCCGTCTTCGTCAACGGTGGTAACAATGGCATCAACCATATTACGCAATTCCTCCGCGTCGTCCATATCTACATTGAAGAGACGGGTACCGATGCCCGTCACCTTGTTGGCCAGTGCCTGCACATCCTTGGTGTTGGCCACCACCTCTGTGCCGTCGGCCAGCTGCTGCACCATCTTCTCATAGCCGGAGGTGATCAGTCCGAGGTTCACGAGCTGGTCGCCGAACGAGCGCTGCGCCTGTTCCACATATTCATACTGCATCAGCAGCTTTTCCATTTCCTCGGCCATCTTAGCCTGTCGGCGCTGGATGTTCAGCTCGTTCTGGGCAGCATTCTTCAGCATGGCCTGCGTGAACGAGCCAGCATTCAGGTCATACACTGCCTTTGAGCCGTCGAACTTCTGCAGACGCTGGGCAGCCTTGGCCACGTCGATGGTCTGCACGGTGTTCATAGCCCGCTGCGAGTTCTGGTCGTCGGGGCGCAGCATATCCTGCCCCATCGTCTTGCGCAGCTTCTCAAAGTCGCTGTCCTTGCCAGCAATGGCACGGCGTGCGTTCATCAGCATCAATTCCTTGCGGTTCTTCACGTAGTTCAGCGCATGGTCGGCTTCCTCGCGTGTCATCTTGCCGTCGGCCACCAGCTGCTCCACGGCACTCTCCTGCAGGCGGTAGAACTCCTCGATGGCGTTGATGACGGCGGTAGAGTCCTTCTCGGCTTCGTCCATCTCGTCCTTCAGGCGCTTCTTTTCCTCGCGCTGCGCTTTGGTGAGGGCACGCTCTGCGTCTTTGTCGGGAGCAGGTATCAGTGGCTCGTATGGAGTTTCTTCCTGCTGTGCCGTGAGTTCGTCCATCAGTTTCTGCTCTGGCTCCCACTTCTTATTGACGCGGCGCATGGCATTCTCGGCGGAACGCTCCTGTAAGATGTATCGCATTGCTGCCCACAACTGACGTCCTTGTGGACCCATAACGTTTTCGTCGATGACCGTATGCCCATTGACTTTACGTTTTGTACGGACAAGCTCATTCAGCGTACTGCTTCCTAACTGACTGAAGACACTATTAAAAGTGCTTTCAGCGGTATGGAATATGCGTTCATTCAAATCACGAGCAATATCACGAATACTCTTTCCTCTATTATCCTGTGCGTAACCCGTAATCCATTCTGCTCCGTACTGAGAATTTTGTGTCCCACGAACTGTTTTCTCGTACTCCTGACGACGCTCGGCAGTCCACTGTTCACGGGGAGCAACCTGGCTTTCAATATCTTTTTCTTTCAGTTGCAATGCCAACTTTGCACGCATAGCCTTAGTGACTTCGTTGTATGCCTTGGCTACGTCGAGCGCCGTTGACTTTTCGGTCAGCAGGTTCGACAAATACGGTCTGAACTTACTATTAAAGGTGTTGATGGCGGCCAGACGCTGCTTGCTGCCAGTATTGGCTTCGTCGATGGCACGACGGTAGCGGCGCAGTTCTGCCTCTGCCTTGCCATATTCCACATTCAGGTCGCCCAAGTCTTTCTTGAAGCCATTCATGTAGCCAGTGGCTTCCTGCACCTTCTTGTTGAACATGCCAAAGGCTTCGATAATCATAAACAGGGCTGTTGCAGCGGCACCTATCCAGTTGGCTTTACCAACAGCAGAAAGAGCCGTCCATGCTGTTTTTAGCCCGTTGATTGATAGCGTTAGTCCTACGGCTGAAAGGCGTGTCATTTCGAGCGCAGAGCGCAGTGCCACAAACATTCGCCCTGCGCCAAGTACGGCAAGGCCGCTCAACAATGCTGGAAGGAAATAGAGAATACCTTTTAGTAATTCAAGTATGCCACCGAGTAGGAATTTAACTTCGGCCATAGCAACCTTATTACTTGTCAGCGCTTTCGACACTTCATACCATGCCTTCGTAAACTCCTTAACGGTATCGACACCCTCTGGATTGACAAATGCCTTTTCCCAGATGTTAGCGGCTCGCTCGCTATAGGCAGCAGCGGTATCCATCTGGATAGCGTACTCCTGAGCAACGGCAGTACCTTCCTCGAAAGCCTGACGTGACACGGCAAGGTGAGCGTTCAGCATATCGACGCGGTTGGCCATTGTAGCCATCACAGCCACCAGTCGGGCACCATCAGAGCCGAGGTCTTTGAACACACCCGACTGCATCAAGGCGTTCATGCCGCCCTTCTCGCGCATCTTCTCAAAGATAGTCACAAGGGCTTCGGTCATGTGTCCTGCCTGGTACATGTCGCTGATAGTACCTTTCTCTATATGCAGTGCATTCTCAATCAAGTTAGGCTGCTTCTGTACGGCGGTGATAAGTTTGTTGAAGGCCGTAGCTGCCACTTCCGGCATTAACGCCATAGAGTCGGCAGCAGAGCCAAGGGCCAACAGGTCTGCCGTGCTGATATGAGCGATATTCGCCAAACCCATCAGTCGCTTCGAGAACTCCACGATGTTCGTACCCGTGGCAGTAGAGGTGGATGCCAGCTTGAAGATAGCCGAACCCGTAGCGTCCATAGCCCGCTCGACACCCATCTTTGGTATCAACCCCATCACCTCGACCATCTTTGACAGGGCAGTCATAGAGTCGGCACCCATATCTTCTGCGAGTGCATTCTGCACCTTGACGGCAGACTTAGCGAAGGACTCCAGACCTTCGATACCATAGTTACCGAAGCCGAGTTTGGCACCAGTATATGAAAGATCCATCAAACCGCCCAGTCCTGTGCGGCTATCTATCTTCGACAGATTATTGGCCAACTTGCCAATCTCGTCCATTGTCAGACCAGACACCTTGCGGACGTTGGCCATAGAGTCAGAGAACCGCTTGTTGGCTTCGTATGCTTCGTCCAACTTAGACTTCAGCAGGTTAAAGCCCGCAAAGATACCAGCGTAGGCAAACAGGTTCTTCATGGTCGTACCAAGAGCGCCCCAAGCGCCCTGCTGTTTTTTGATGGCTCCAGTATTGGTGTCTATCTGCTGCTGGATTTTCTTCATGTCCTGTATGAGTTGCTGACGGCGCGGGTCTTTCTCGCTCATCTTATCTAACTCACGCTTTGCAGCCTGAAACGCACGGCGCAGGTCGCGGGTGGCGGTGGTGGCAAGTTGCTTCATCACCTCTTCCACACGCTTCGAGTCTTTCACGTTCTCACGCAGTCGGCTGTTGAACGCCTGAAACTCCTTCTCGGCAGCCTTGAAGTCCTTGTTATTCTGCTTCAACTGCTCGTCGAGCCGCTTGTATTCATCGGTATTCTGCTTGTTGGCCGCAGCGAGTTGGCGCATCTTGTCCTTGATTTGCGCCCCCGTGTCGGCGAGCGACTTCATACGGTTGGAAGCCCGCGTGGCGGCGCCTTCCAGTTCCTGCATCACCTTCTCTGCCACCGATGCGTTGGCAGTGATGATTACCTGGGCTTTTCTTGCTTGTGCCATGTTCTTGTGTTGGATTTTATTAATTTTCGGCTAAGTTAATACCATTTCGGTTCCAATTTGGGACATAGCCATCCGAGTAAGTCCCATTTTGGCGGAAAAAGGTTGTATCTTTGCGATGAATAAAGTAATTCATCACGACTATGGCAGCAAAAAGAATCCAGAACCCGATTTTCCCGGCGCGGATGGTCATCAGTGACTTTCACAAGCAGACCCTCGCGCAAATCCAGGCTAACTTTGCCACACAGAAGATTTTCCCGTATGAGGTCTATCCAGGCTATCGGCAAATCAACGAAATCCGCAAGAAGCGCGAGGAGTGGTACTCGACGGGC